AAAGATGTTAATGCTAGAATTGACGAAAGAGCTGACAAATCTTATGCCACTCAAGTTTACTACTGCATGAGCATTGGTGCAACTAGAATGGAAGAAGTTAAAGTTGTCGAAGTACAAGCAACAGAAGACTAATAGAAAAGGATAAATACACATGGCAAACTCGATACAATACGCAAAAATAGTTAGTGTTCCTTCTCAAAAAGTGAACACAACTGAACTTGCCGGTAGAGTAAGAATTGCATTTGCAGAGTACGAAGCAGATGCAGAACAATCTACTGTCAATATGTTTGTTTTACCAAATGGTGCAAGAATCACCGAAGGTAGACTAGGACATGATGCAATGGGAAGTGGTACAACAATATCAGTAGGATTCGCAGCTCATAAAAAAGCTGACGGAACTGATGTATCTGCTTCTGCTGCTGCTTATTTAGCAGCAACAGCTTCAACAGGTGCTGTTGGACACGACATTGCAAACACAATAGCTTTGGGTGAAAACTCATTAGTTAATGCGGATGGTGATGGAATGATTGTTACTGCTACTTTAGGTGGCGGTAATCATACAAATACCGTTCAACTTAGATTATACTACGTAGTAGATTAATCTAATAGCATACAAAATTAATGGGGGAGCAATCCCCCATTTTTTAATATATAAACAATGGAGATAACATGAGCTTATACAAAAACATAAACGCAAGAAAAAAAGCAGGAACTTCAAGACCTAAGTCAAAATCAACTATATCAGCTAAAGCATATAAAAATATGAAAGCTGGTTTTCCAAAGAAGAAAAAAACATAACACATGGCATCAGTAGTAGACATTTGTAATGGAGCATTAAATCAACTAGGTGGAACAACTATTCTTTCACTAACAGAAGATTCAAAAAATGCTAGAATTTGTAATGCAAGATATACTCAAGTTAGAGACGCATTATTTAGAACACACCCATGGAATTGTTTACAAGTAAGAGCATCACTAGCAAAAGACGCAACTGCTCCAGCTTGGGGTTTTAGTTCTGCTTTTACTTTACCTGCTGATTGTTTAAGATTATTATACATAGTAGACTTTGATTCTAACCACAAAGTAGAAGGTAGAAAAATTTTAAGCAATACAGGAACAATGAAAATTTTATACATTTCAAGAGTTACTGATCCAAATGAATACGATGAATTATTAAGAGAAACTTTATCTGCTACTTTAGCAGCTGATATTGCTTATAATATTACATCATCTAATCCGGTGGCACAAAATATGTACACATTATTTCAAGATAAATTAAGAGATGCTAGATTTGTAGATTCAACAGAAGGTCAAAACAATGCACCCGATCTTGGAATGACAGATTCACTACAGGCTAGTACTTTTATTAACTCAAGGTTTTAATAAATGGCACGAGTTGCAGTACAGCTTACTAACTTTACAGGTGGCGAACTTTCGCCAAGACTAGATGGTCGTAATGATCTTACTAAATATTCATCTGGTTGTACAAGATTAGAAAATTTTATTATCTATCCACATGGTGCAGCAGCAAGAAGATCAGGTACAAATTTTGTAGCTGAAGTTGCTGACAGTTCAAACAAAACAAGGTTAATGCCTTTTGAATTTTCTACAGCACAAACTTATATGTTAGAATTTTCTAATTTAAAAATTAGAGTATTTAAAGATGGTGGTTCAGTATTAGAAGGCAATAAAGTTATAACTGGAATTACAAAAGCTAATCCAGCAGTAGTTACATCTAATGGACATGGTTATACTAATGGTAATGAAGTTCTTATTACTGGTGTAGTTGGTATGACAGAGTTAAATTCAAAAAGATTTTTAATTGCTAACGTCACTACAAATACATTTTCATTAACAAATAAAGATGGTGTTGCTATAAACAGTACAAGTTTTACTGCCTACGCATCTGGCGGAGTAATAAATAAAGTTTTTGAAATTACAACTACATATACAACAAGTGAATTGTTTGATATTAAATTTGTGCAATCAGCTGATGTTATGTACTTATGTCATCCTGTACATCCACCTGCTACATTATCAAGAACAGGTGATACAACATGGACATTAGCAGATGTAGTATTTACTAAAGGACCATTTCAAGATGTAAATATTACAGACACAACATTAACACCTTCTGGTGCTGCCATAGGATCAAGAACAATTACAGCTTCTGCCACAACAGGTATTAATAATGGTGCTGGTTTTTTATCTACTGACGTTGGAAGGTTTGTTTATTTTAATGCTGGTTATGGAAAAATTACAGCAGTTGGTAGCACAACAAGTATTACAGTAGATGTTACTATAGCTTTTGAAAATGCTAATGCTATTACTGCTTGGCAACTAGGAGCATTTTCTAATACAACAGGTTTTCCAGCTTGTGTTACTTTCTTTGAACAAAGATTAGTATTTGCAGGAACAACTAACCAACCACAAACTGTATTTTTTTCTAAGTCTGGAGACTATGAAAACATGGATGCAAACATTGGTGGTACTGTAGCTGACGATGATGCTATTATTTATACCATTGCATCTAATCAAGTTAATGCAATTAGATTTATGACAGCAACCAGAACTTTGGTTATTGGTACAGCAGGTGGTGAATTTTCTGTATCTGGTGGTGGAACAGATAGTGCAATTACACCAACAAACATATTAATTAAAAAACAATCTAATCATGGTGCATCAAATTTAGATGCTATATCAGTAGGTAACGTAACTTTATTTTTACAACGTGCTAGAAGAAAAGTTAGAGAACTAGCTTATAACTTTGATGTAGATGGTTATTTAGCACCAGACATGACTATTCTTTCAGAACATATTACTGAAACAGGATTAACACAATTAGCTTACCAACAAGAACCTAATCAAATTATATGGGGAGTTCGTGGAGATGGTGAACTTATAGGTTTAACATATCAAAGAGAACAAGAAGTTACAGCTTGGCATAGACATATCTTTGGTGGTATTTCTGGCATACCTACAATTACAGTTACAGATTATGCAAATATAATAACAGGTACTAGAATTTTAATAACAAAATCAGATGGAAAACAAATTACATTTACATCTACAACTGGCACAGCTTCTGCTCAACAATTTAAAACAGAAACAAATAATAATACAACAGCAGCTAATTTAGTTGCTTCTATTAATACTGCTAATACAAATAGCTTAACAGGAGTAACAGCTACAGCTAATGCGAATATTATTACATTGGTAGAAACAACTCCTACAGGATTAAGTTATTTAAGTATGAAAAGTTTTGATGAAACAAGATTAACAACTGTTAGCCAAACTAAATCTGAATGTGAAAGTGTTGCAGTTATTCCTACTGACAATGATGAATACCAAACATGGGTAATTGTAAAAAGAACAATCAATAATATTACAAGAAGATATGTAGAATTTTTAAATACTTTTAAATTTACAGCAACAGACAATACAACATTTAATTTTTTAGATAGTGCGGCTTCTTATAGTGGCACAGCTGTTAGTACTATATCTGGTTTAGATTATTTGGAAGGTCAAACAGTAAACATTTTATCTAATGGTGCAACGCACCCTACTAAAATTGTAAGCAATGGTTCTATAACTTTAGACAAACCATCTACAGATGTTAAAGTAGGTTTAGGTTACAAATCAATATTACAAACTATGAGACTTGATGCTGGTTCTCAAAATGGAACATCACAAGCTAAAACAAAAAGAATATACGAAATTACTTTAAGACTATTTGAATCTATAGGAGTTGAGGTTGGTGGCAATCTAGGAGATATGGAAAGAGTACCATTTAGAAAATCATCTGACCCTATGGATAAAGGATTACCCACATTCAATGGTGATAAAACTGTAGAATTTAGAGGTAATTACGACACAGATGGATTTATATTTGTTAGACAAACTCAACCTTTACCTTTAACTGTTTTATCTTTATACCCGGACTTACAAACAAATGACTAAAAATTTATTACAAATAGTTCCTTATATTGCAACTCATGGCAAAATTATTCTTGCTAATCAAATGAATCATGTACTAATGGATAAAGACGCACAATTTGATGGAGATGCTAAAGAGTTAGAACAAAATGGTTTAGCTTATACTTGTATAATTAATAACGAACCTATTGCATCAGCAGGTATGAAAATAGTTTGGGATGGTGTAGCAGAAGGTTGGGTCTTAGCAACAAGTAAAGTATGGAAACACCCTATAGTTATAGCCAGAGCAATTAAAAAAAATTTTGCAAGACTAGCAAAAGAAAATAATATAAAAAGAGTTCAGACAGCTGTAAGAGCTGACTTTAAAATTGGTTTAAAGTTTGCTTCATGGCTTGGATTACAAGAAGAAGGATTAATGAAAAAATACGGATTTGATGGTTCAGACCACTATAGATATGCGAGGATTTTTTAAATGAGTTTTGTATTTGACGTTGCAGCTGGTAGACAAGCTAATGCTATAGGAAAATTTAATCAACAAATAGCAAATAGAAATGCTGTTATTGCAGAACAAGAAGCTGAAGCTGAAAAAAAATTATCAGTATTTAATATTGCTAAATTTAATCAACAATTTGAACAACTACAAGCTACCAGTAGAGTTAATACATTAAAAAGTGGAGTTGAATTATCTGGTACTGCATTAAAAATTTTACAATCAAATGCAGAACAAGCTGAATTACAAAGAGATGTTATAGAGTATAATGGCAATGTTGCTGCTCAACAAAAATTAGAACAAGCAAATTTTGCTAGAATGTCTGGATCACTTGCTCGTATGCAAGGTAAACAAGCACAACTAGGTTACTACGCAAAAGCTGGTTCTAGTTTATTAACACAAGGTAAAATGGTAGGAGCATTTTAATTATGCCTAGAGATTATAAATCAGAATACAATAATTATCACTCTAAACCAGAACAAAAAAAAGATAGAGCTGGTAGAAATGGTGCTAGAAGAATTATGAAAAAAAAACTTGGTTCTAGTATACTAGGCAGAGACATAGATCATAAAGACAGAAACCCTAGAAATAACAGTACAGGTAATTTAAGAGTACAATCTAAATCTTACAACAGATCAAGGAATCAATAATGCCAAAAATACCTACATTCACTTCTACTGCCACACCTACTGCTGAAGTAGGAGCTGTAAAAAGTAATATTCAAGTTTCACCTAATGCTAGTTTAGCAGCAGCTTTAGCACCCGCTGCAAGAGAAATAGAAAATTATTACATTAAAGAAAAACAAATATCTAACCAAGTAGAAGGCGGTGAATTAATTGCTAATGCTAACCAAGAATTATTTGAAATAGCAGAAGTAGCTAAATCAAAAAGTACTCCACAAAAAGGTCTTGATAGATTTCAACAAGGTTACGAAACAGTTGTAAACAAATATAAATCCCAAGCTGGCAATAGCTATATTAAAAAATATTTTGAATTAAATATGGCAAATAAAAAAACATCTTTTTCCAATACCATTTTAAGACAAACTAGAGCTAACATGGTAAAAACTGCAACAGAACAAACTTTTGAAAGAGTACAAAATAAAATTTTAACTGCTGTTGAAAGCGGTAACGCATTTGATTTAGAAACTTTAAGCAACAATACAACTGCTGAATATCAAAATTTATTAGATTTAGAAATGATTAATGAGCAAGATTTTAAACAATTAAAAGCATCATTACCTAACCAAGTAGAAACTGCACAAATTAGAAAAATATCAAGAAACAATGCGGCACAAGCATTTTCAATTTTATTAGATACAAAAAATTTTACTACTATTAAAGGAGAAGATAGAAGAAAACTTTTAAGTGAGTTTGGAACTTTAGCAAGACATCAAACTGAAATATTTACTTCAGCTTTAAATACAGAAACTATTAATAAAACAAAAGAATTTTTTAATAAATATAAAAGTAAAGAAACAATGGGTTTTTCTACAGAGGAATTAGCAAACTTTAAAATTAGTGATAACGAATTTAACGATCAAATAACTCAAGTTAATGAAAAAATAGTTAATCAAAAATTTAGCTTTGATACAAATTATAACACTAACACAGATGTTATAAGTAAAATATTATCTGGTGAAATAAGAAACACTAAAACAAAATTTTTACTTGCGGGAGAAACAGAAGCTCAAAGCATATTAGAAAGAGCTGGTAACGAAACTATTAATAATAACGATGTTTTATTTTTATCTAATTTTATTACAAGAAGTAACAACAACACTTTTAAATCACAAGATGAAACTTTTGTAAGTTTTTTTGAAAATTTAGTACCTCTACTACAAGGTAATACTTTTTTAAATTATTTTGATAAACAGTATAATTCAAGAGCAAGTGAATTAAGACAAAAATTACACACAAGATATTTAACTAAATTATCTGAAGGTGTACCAGCTGCTGATTTATTAAATTTTACTTCTGAAAATTACATAGCTAAAGACATAAA